TGCTTCACCCCTGTCAAGCAGGATCATCATGTGACGGGTTGGGCACCGTCTACCCCTCGGCTTGATGATGTGACCAGCCGCACGGATTATTCGGGAACTGCCCCCTAGCCTTGCGGCATACCGTGTACGCTTTTCTTCCGCGCCACCACGACTGAGGTGCTTGCTAACGTGCGGAGTACGGCTGTGGTCGTGAACGCAAAAAGCCGTTACTACTGCACTGGGTCGCGCCCTCCCGTAGGAGGCCAATGCATGAGTAACGGCTTTCAACTGTTGTGCGCGACCACAACAACTGGTTTGTACCACAGCCAGATCAGATTGCATAGGGATTAACCCTACGAACTCTGCCGGTATCTGCAAAGTCGTCCTCGTCCCAGTCCTCGTCAGGCGGCGGGTCGATGTCCAACCACCCGGCATCCCTCAGATACCGCAACGCCTGGGTGCAGGCGTCCACAAGGTCGTCGTGGGTCGTCTCAGGGAAGCTACAGATCTGGCTGACGAACCCCTCGGCCCAGTCCTTGACGTAGCCCTTCCTGTGGTCTGACTCAGGAATCCACACCCGCCCACGGGCGATCACGTTGGACACAATGTTCAGCCGCTGCATCTTGTCAGCCCGGCCAGGGTTGTACGCCCGCACGGGAAGGTGGGCACGCTGGAGGTCTTGGATCAAGCTGATGCCAGCCGACTTGTCCTCGATCAGCAGCAAGTCGACCCGCTTCCTGTCCTTGCCCTCACCGAAGACCGTCTCGTACTCCTCAATGACCTTTGGACGCAGATCCGGGTACTGGAGCCTCTCCTGCCAGCAATCAATCACCATCGCGCTCATAGGCCCGTCCTGGGGCTTGAAAATGCCAAAGGTGATCGAGGCCGTCGGATCGTTCTGCACCTTCTCTGAGGTGGCAACGTCATACGATTGCAGGATGTACTCAAACCTGGGGAAGGGACGCCCTGCTGGCCAGAGCTTGAACATCTCCCGCTTGACGATCCCGCCCTCCTCGGGGTCAATGATCTCAGCGTAGATCTCCTGCCTGCCCAGCTTCGTGCCCTCGTAAGCCAGAATCTGTTTCCTAAAGTTGTCCGACAAATTCTTCAGGTTGGCATACGTCGAGGCGGTGGTCAGCACCACATCGTCACCCTCCCGGCCCATCAGATCAATGATCAGATCCTTTGGCCTGGGCGTAGTGGTGACAATCATGCGGGTGCGCTTGCCCAGGCGCATGCCGAACTGGATCTGGTCCCACGCCTCTTGGATGTACTCCCACGCAGCAAGCTCGTCGCACCAGCCCCCATGGAACTGCGGCCCCCTGAAGCGCTCAGGCTCGGACGCGGGAATACCCTTGATCAGGCTGCCGTTGGTTAGGCGCAGTTCGTGGGCGGTCTTGTTGTAGTCGGCCACCAGTGACTTAGGGATGATCGTCATGAGGCCGCTGTCGCCCTCAAAGCACGTAGCCCTTACGTCAGCCGACGTAGGGGCGGCGACGAGCCAGCGCGTCCCAGGCTGCTCATAGGCCCACCACGCGATCTGCTCGGCGGCTGTACGGGTCTTGCCAGCCCCACGGCCTGCCAGCATCAACCAGATGGACCACCAGTCGCCGGGCGGCAGGGTCTGGTGCAGGTGCTGGGTGGAGAACCAACTCATTCTCCAGGCCCACGCAAGCCGGTACTCGGGACTGGCCTGCGCGAGGGCTTTCTGCACCTCGGGGTCAGTCACGATAGCCGCGATGTCACTCATTGGCGTCGACTTGTTTGGTCAACTCGATGTTCTTAAGAATCGTGGCCAGATAGGTGTCAGCTTCGGACTGGATCTCAACCTTCAGCGGATTCTTAGGATCACCGCCAAGCGCAACCTTGTTGCCATACTTAGCAGGATTCCAGCAGGCCAACAGCTTCAGCCGGGTCTCGATCTGGAGCTTTCTGTGGCCAAGCATGTCCTCCTCGGTCACCGTCACGCTGTCCTCACCCTCACCTGCGCCTGAGCTGAAAACCTTCTTCTGGCCAAGGTGCTGCGTGTTGGCAATCTCAAGAGCTTCCTCAGCCAATGCGTCGTAACCAATGTCACGCGCATGCGCGAGGCGTGAAGCAAAGGCAGGCTTCTCTACCGCCCAGTTGTACACAGTCCGCCAGCTTGGCATCCCATCCATACGGCACACCCTGCGCAGGTTTACCCCGTCCGCTACCAATGCGCAGATCTCTTCTGCTATCTCTTCGGTGTATTTGGACCCTGACCCCTTTGGTGCTCCTATCTTTTTTGGAGCCTTAAAGACGTTTTCTTGTGTGGCAGCACCCCTGGCCTTAGTCTTGGGCTTCGGGGCTGCTGTAGCTCGTTTTGATGGCTTTGCGGCGGTTTCTGGCATGACCGTAGTCCTCGTCCGTTTAGATGAGGCGAATGTTACCAACTTACTCGCCGTCGAGCGCAAGATCTGCTTGCTCTGCCTTGTATTGCTCGATCTTCGTGCCTGCCGTGATCTCGGCGACCAAGTCGTCTTGGCTTGCGACGTGGATGGTGAAGGTGCTGTTTGCGACGTGGCTCAATGCCTGTTGACGCAAGCTGGCTTTGACGAGGCGAATCCCTTGCGGGCCGTGGACGATGTAGATGCGTTCTGCCATTTTGGCTCTCCTGTTTGTTGTGACGTAACCGAATCGGTTTCCATTCGCTTTCGTTCCGCTGTGTTGTTGGTACTCGCTGCGTCTGTGTTTCATTTCACTGCACGCCACAGCATCCGCTTTTCCAACACGGCTGGGGACTAAGCCAAGGTTAAACAGCCCAGCGGCCAGCCTCAACCCAATCCCCATGCGTGTTGGCCCCATTGCTGGGAACCGATTCGGTTTCTTTTCGCTTTATCAGGCCATCTTCCTGGCGTCAGGAAAATGGTTTCCGTGGTCTTATTTTACTTCAGAGTTAACCGGATGTGGGCAATTTTCTGGAGGAATTACAACGCACCAGACAGCGCTGTACTGCCCCCTTGTCGGTCCTGACCACCGATCAATGTAGGCGTCAGGCATGGTCTGCAAGATCCGGCTTAACGGGTCTTTGTCAATTTGCGTCAAGTCCACAATTTGCTTGACCGTCAGGCCGTCTGAGCTGTCACGCAGCGCCTTGCGAACGAGGTCGTGTTTGGACTTGCTCATGATGCTTGTCTCCCGTTTTCAAACGCTTCACGACCATCCATTGAGTGATGTACCCAGACTCCAGGCCACTCATCTTCTTCGGAAGGCTTGCACCAGCATTCAGCGCTGGCAGTGTGCTCGCGCAGGTCATTGACCGGCACAACGTGTACAGCCTCGGTCATGCTTGCCCCTTGATTGATGGTGCGGATACCCAATGGGTAGGTCAGTGCCGCATCGTCCGCACCTGTCGTGTGTAACCTCCCAATCGGTGATGCAACTGATGGTGTTGCGGTGTCCAAAAATCCAGCAAAGAAGTTTTTTCATGCTTGCCCCCTTGCCCGGATGGCGGAGGCACAACCCTCAAAGTTCAAGCCCTCCTGAAGTCGGCCTTCACACACCTTTGCACACGCCTCTCTTTCGGCTAGCACAGCTTCATTGATGCGCTTGATCCAAAGCTCTGCACGTTTAAAGCCAACCTCACGCTCAAGTTCCTCAAGCAAGCCCTCTATCGTTTCGCCGTGGCCCGTGGCGTAGTCCTGCGCCATCATCCATGCGGCCAGCTTATTGCGCTCGGCAGCGGCGACAAGGGCGGCAAAGCGTCTCAGTGACCCGTTGTCCCCATCAAAGCCTACAAACCCAGCCTCACGGGCAATGCGGGTGATGTCGTCGCGGGTCATGTGTTCTTCTCCACGTAAACCCGCCAGTTCTTGTCTAGCCTGCCGATCACATGCTTGTCAAACAAAGCGCCCACCGTGCCCATCGGGCCAAACATGGCTGGCTGTGCTGGCGGCGCTGTGCCAATACCAAGATTTCCCTCTGCATGTTCACGCATGTCAACCCTCTCCCACTCACGCGCATCACGCGCCGCCACATCAAACTTCAATGCGTCCATGAAGTTTTCCGGCACAGGCTCCTGCTCTGGCTGCGCCAGCCTCTCGGTCAAAGCGGTGATGGCTTTCTCATGGTCATCAGCAAGCACTTTTAAACCGTTTACTTTGCCCTGCCTTGTCGGGTAGTTGCCGTAAAGTTTCTCTGCTTGGTAGGCATCTTCACGCACCAGATCAACGCTGTTCTCCAGCGCATCCAGCGCCTGAT